TCTCGGGAGGGATATCGGCGCCTTTGGGAAGCGCAACCAGCTTCTTGAGAGCGTTCGTTATTAGGTCGGTGCGCTGCGAGACGGTGATGTTGTGGAGCTTCCAGAGGTGCCGGCCTTTGCGTGCCGTCGAGTCTCCAATCCCTTGCAGCAGGGACGGCATCGGACAATAGGTGCTGATCGGATAGCGCCCGCCGAGGTCCCATGGTAGCGGCATCTCGCCTAAGAACACTTTCTCGTTCCCGATGAAGCGTATCCAGCAAAACCCCTTGCGGAAGGTGTAGTCCTGGTGGATGAGGTATCGGCGCCCAGGAATCAATCTCGCTTCGAAGGATGGCCGGGCTTTGAAGATGACGTCTCGAAGGGTCTGCTTGAAGTCGCGCTCGGCGCCCGATACCTCGCTCTTGTTCATGGTGTCCAGCGGGCGATAGGTCTCGAGTTCGCCTAGAAACTTCGGATCGATGATCGGACGCCTCTTGCCGGTCTCCGGGTCGGTGAATTTCTGGCTTGCCATGTAGGCCAGCCATTCCGCGTCCTTGATGCCCTCGAAGACATGCCAAGCCGAGGACTGCACGGCGTCAAACTCGGGCTCTGGGTACCAGTCTCCGATAAACTTCCACTCCGATACCGGCCCGTCGAACCGCGTGAAGTTCTTTGACTGGCTCACTTCCGGTCCCAGACTCGCCATCACGTTCGCCCGGTCCTGCTCGTTCAGCCGAGAAGCGCGGACTGATCGCTTGTCATCCTCATCGGCCATTACCCAGTTGTTCCGCGTCTTGTCGTTCTCATCGATCTTGACGTAAAGCTCTTTGAGAATCTTATCGGTAGAGAAGCGCAAGCTCCTTTGCTGGCTTACCTGGTCGTAGTAATGGAGCTTGATCGAAATGCCGAACAAGTCTCCCTGAAGAACGTGGCGCCGTTGAAACTTCTGCTCGCCGGCGCGGTCCCACTGGACGGTTGCCATGTGAGACAGGAAGTCTCCTATCTGCTGATCGGAAGATCGAACGTTGATGTTGGGCGGCCGGCGGCTTTTGCGGACGGCTTTCTTCCGAATTCCGACAAACATCTCAGGCATGGCGATGTTCGTGCGCGTCTTGTCTTCTTTGCCAGCTTGAGGATGCCCAGGAGGATAGATGAGCTTTTCTGTCTTTACTTCGTAGGACCGGAAGGCTTCCTGCCACTCACCCCAAAAGTTGTCGTGAAGCCACGCCGCGCTTGCTTTGATTCTCTCGCGGGTTTCCTCGACCTTGTTGCGCTCGGCCTCGGTCATCACGCTTTGGCCGGTGCCGATGATTGCAGCGGATTTGTTCTCGGTGGGGTTTGCCGTGGCAGATATTGCCATAATTTAGATTCGCACCCCGGCAACCTTCGGACCGATGACAACCGAAGGATGCCGAGGTCCCGTTTCCTCTACCGTCCAGAGTCTAGCTTACCGGCTCACTGGATTGTCAATCTAATAGCTGATGCCCTCTTGCACAGGATTGAGACTCCGCGCCTGCGCCGGTCCAACGTAAATGGGGTCAAGCATCTCGCCGTACCGAATCAGGTCTGTCATGTGGCATCGCTTCTGCATTACCTTGTCGGTGGGATCCATCTTCTCTGCCTGCTCCGGAGTCAAACTCGGCCAGCGCACCGACCGCAACTCGAGAATCAACTCCGGAAGTGTGTCGAATATATGAATGATTGCCTCTTCAGCTTCGCCTGAAGGAAGCATGACCTTGCGCGGTCGTAGGCGCATCCCCACCGTGTCACGTCCCGAACCAACATCCTTGATGGCCTCGACGCAACGTATGCCAAGTTTCTCGTAGCGGTCCCAGAACGTCTCCGGTTCATCCTTCCCCGCGGTCGTGGTGGTGAAGATGGCTTTGCCGTGCGTGTCCATTACCCGTATGCGGATCTTCTCGGTCTGCCCCTGGTTGTCCGCGAAGCCTCCGGAAGAGAAGTGTTTGATATCCGGCCCTTCCATGTATTTGAGTGCCTGAACGTATTCGTCCACTTTGTAGAGCTTGTCGTCCTCCGGGGTGTCGCCCTTCTTGCCGTAGACGCGGCTCGGCCAATACTCGCGGTAGTACCAGTGGTCTCCATCCGGAGACACTGCCATCCACAGGAAGGCGTGCGGCCGGCGTTTGTGGGGGTCGATGAACATATACCGAGTCCAGAGGTGCGGAATGGGAAACGGTCTGACGACATGCAACCCGCGGCTAAACTCCGGATACATGGCCGCGCCACTGCCGGCGTAGTGGTCGATCTCGAATTCTCTGCGGAAGGTGTTCTCGGAGGGGCTCTTCTTCTTCTGTAGTTCCGCCCATGCTGGAGTTTTGGACCTGTCAGCCGAATAGTGGACTCTTAGAATCTTGTATCCGTGATCGGTTTCGGTCCACTCATCGCACCCATACGGCAATCCAGGCATTTTCCCGATTGGTTTCCTTACATCGTCTAGAGTGACGTAATCGCTCATTAGACTTTGTTGAGCCAAGCAAACTCGCCAAAGTGGATGGTGGCAGCTTCGTTATAAGCCACAGCGGCGGCCTGTTCGTCATCAAATCTCCCGACGTAATGCCTGATCGTGCCTATCCGTATCCGGACTCTCCAAGGTCTTCCGGGACAGTTTTTGTCGTAGCTAACTCCCTTGAAGTTGGAACGCCTTCTATCCGAATATCCTGGAAAATTCCTGCGGTTCTGTAGGCTCGAACACCTGCGTATGTTGGCTCTAAGATTGTTTAATCCGTTTCCGTCTCTGTGGTCAGTCTTTACCCCATCACCAAACTGAAGGCCAAGAATATCGCGGTGCATGTCCAAGCATCTGTAGGCATTGTGGCCGACCTTAACTGCTCGCATGGCGTACCAAGTTTTCTTGCTCTTATAAGCGCACCAGTTGAATTGAGACAACCGCTCAAAGTCCTCGTCGTCTACAAGAGCAACCTTACCCTGCGTCAGCGCAATTTCTCTCATGTTCACTCACTCCCAGATAGTCTCGGCAGCGGTCGTACCACCTTATCCAGCGTTCAATCGGATAGACGTATCCATCCTTGCAGAAGAATCTGATGTTCGCCGCCATGCTGTGCCCGGTCCAGGTCTTGAACCCTCCAATCAGGTTCTTGCGCTGCAGGCGGATAGAACAGCGCCGGCAGAATGGTGAGTTCTTCCACTTGTCATTACCGCAGTTGGGACAGGTCTTGGAGAACCAATCCTTCTTGAACTGGTCGAGGCACTCGATAAGGACCGCGGGAGGAGTCATGCCGTCTTCCTAGGTCGGTACGCTGCCGGCCTAGCCCACTTGCGTTGAACGGCTTTCCACTCTGGCGGGTAAATCTTCACGTAGTCGTCGGGCTTGTATAGCTGGCAGAACGGCAGGAACCCCAGTTCAAAGACTCGCTCGATACGATGTTCGGCCACATCTAACGGCTCGGGCACGTCGTCATAGCCGATCATCGTGTAGCAGCGGAGCTTCTCGGTCGGAATTCCTTCCAATATCTCGGCAGCCTTCTCGAGCCAGGGCAGGTCGCTGGTGATATCGCAGGCAAACCACAGAGCCTCGATCTTGATGGAGTCGAACAGTTCCCTGTGCCATGGCTTTAGGAAGTGCTTGTCGAGCCCTCCGGAGAAGGTAATCGATCGATCTTGCTCCCGGAGCATGTCGAAGACGGCGCGAACGTGGCGCTCAGAGCACGCGAGGAGGTTCGAATCCTGGACTATCCAACCTGGTTTGACGGCCAGCTCGCGGAGGGGACGGTCCTTCTCTGGGCACCAACCGCAATGCTTCACGCAACCGCGGCTTGTGATGGTGCAGCCGTGCTTCATATACATCCCTGGAGTGAAGTCGTCGCCATAGTCGCCGTAGGCCGGCCCGCCGATTAGAACGGTGTCGTAATGATCGCGCCAGGACGCAGCAATCTTCTCGGCCAGGTCTCTGCACCATTTGAAAACCACGCTGACGTGAACAGGAGTTTGGCGCGTGCCAGGGGGAAACAAGGTTGGGAAGCCAACGAACGCCCACTCATCGTTTGGCGTATAGCTGGTTCGGATCGGAAACACCCGAATGATCGGTCCCGGCTGCTCGATCTGAACTAATCCTCGCTGCATATGTCTCCGAAAAAACCCGGTCCAGCGGAGCTAACGCAGATTATCTGCTTGGCTACAGGCGTAGCCGCCCCAAAGCTGGCCGCAGCTTCCTCCATGAACGCCATCTCGTCAACCACGTAGACGGTGGGGTGGTACTGGCGAACTTGGTCGGCGCCTCTCCCGATCGCCTGAATCTCGGAATGGTTCGCCCATACCACGTTGTCAGCCGGCAGGTCTTCCGCTCGCATCGCCAGCGGGTATCGCTTCTTCAGCCAAGAGTCTTGCCGGTCGTAGAGAGTGTAGGCGTACCCCGGAGGTTCCGTTCCTTTGACCAGCTCGCACGCCTTATCGTGCTTTTGGGACTGAACGAGCACCTGTGTACCGGGGAAAATCTGGCAACGCCACACGCAATAGCCGATGACCGCCCAGGAGAGAAGCATCTCGCGGCTTTTTGGAATGAAGACGATCGACTCCGTGAGCAGCCTCGAGAACAGCCAAGACATATAGGGCATCTGCGGGAAGGTGCGGTGTGGGGACGCCAAGCCTTTGTCGAGGTAGTGGGGGTCGAACGTCTGCGTTAGTGTGTTCATCCAGAACAACGGTCCGGGAATCCAGTAGCCGTCTGGTCCCTCTATCCCACGCGCCATACAGTCGATCGTGAGGTCCTGCCTACGGAGGAGGGTATCCCGGTCGAAGCGATAGGCGCTGATGGTCGCGGTGCTCATTCCG